GTAAACGAACTGCGGTACACACCAGTACGCTCCAGCAGCCGCCACACAATGCGACGGCCTCTCTTGCTACCCATGAGCCATTTAAAATCGTCTTTTTCCTGTTCGACAATCAGTTTGATGCGCTCGTCAGACTCGTCTTTCTTGCGCTCCTGACCTCTCAGGTCAAATGGATCAAAATCACTCATGCGATAAATTTATGCGTTAATCAATGAAGTATGTGTACCCTGATCAATCGGTATCAGGGCCATACAACATTGATGAGGCATTGGCTACATTACTGGCCTTGCCGATCTCCAGGTCGGTGATCTGCATTTCCAAATACACTTCTTTGTCTTCTTCCCCAAGATCGACTTCCTGGGTTACGCAAGTTGCCGTTGCCATTGCTTTTAGAGAAAAGACGCGCCCTGCTTCTGGTGGTGCTGTAATGCCTAGTGCCTCGCATTGTTTTGGATTAAGGCGAATACATAAACCATGACCATAGAGATTTGCTTCATATTCTTCTGGGCCTTCATCTGGAATTGCCATATTGATTAAGGACATGATTGATCCTTAATAGCAGGCAAAGATGCCAGTAGAAGTTGTGCCAGTAGCCAAAATACGTTTAGCGCGAATAAACTGCACAGCGCCAAACCAGTTGGTATTGACTGGAATAGTGACTTGCGTACCTTTCGCTGTAATGAAAGTGACGTTGCCAGAAGTGGTAAACAACATTCCGCGTGATACGCCATTAGGCAAATCAGTGGAATCGCTTGGGGTTACGGGCTGCAAATCATTGATTGGACTGTAATCATTGGTGGTATCTAAAAATGGATATGGCATGGTCTTGCTCCTTTATTGGGGTTGTTGGTTGTAGCCAGAGAACATTCCCATCACATCGGTGAGAGCGTTTTGGCCTGATGTATCTGCACTAGCTAGGTTCTTGGCTACTTGAGAGCCTTGTGCCATTGCTTCTTGCTTGGCTTGCTGCTGAGCCATTTTTGCCCGATCCTGACGAATGAGCGCGACTTTATCGCTTGGTACGATGAGTTCTGGATCAACGCCGAGCATATCGGAGTAGCTCTCTGCCCACTTATCGGCATCGATGTTGTCCAATACTTCGGGCTTCATCTGCGCGATCATGCCTAGGCTACCCATGAAACGATCTACGCCATTGGTCGCGACTGCTCTTTGCGCTTGGGCCAGCATGGAAACAAACTCCACATTTATCTCTGCGCCTTGCAGCTCTTCTGGTGGAGGCGGCACTATGCCAGCAGCAATCATGCGATTGAAGGTCATTTCAATCAAGGGATCAAGCAGCTCATTTTGTAAGCGCTCTAATACTGGGCCTAGCATCAAGAGTTTTTCCTCATGGCGCTCTGCCACCTCCGTTGCGGTCATCCTGGCATCGGTCTGATTTGCCAGCATTAAGAATAGGTCTGCATAGAACGATCCTTGAATACGCCCACGCACATCTTGAATATCAGCTAACAGATGGCTTAAATCGAGATTGACTTCAAAGGCTGTCTGAATACCTTGGGTATTGGTAGTGGCGTCAACAAAAGAAATGCCACCAGGTAGGGTTTCAATATCGCGATTCTTCATCGATGTTGGCACTTGTAAAGGCGGCTTAGTCTTGTAATCAATACCTTGCGCTTTGCGGAGCTGCTCATGCTGGAGCTGCTTAATATCGCCTAATGCTTCCATGCCAGGGCCATTGCCATAGATGTCCCCGCCTGATGTTGACCAGCGAGGCGCTAGTGCGGGAAAGTGTTTAAATCCAGACTCAGATAAATACTTATTCTTTTGACCATTGAGTTCAAAATAGCAAGATCTGTACGCCATATTGAGCGAGTCTTTCTTGCTAGGATCGCGATCTGAGCGTGGTTCAATTGCGTGAATAATGGTGATCCACTGATCCAGTGATCCCCTGTCATACATGGTGCGTACTGAATTAGAGCAATTGTCATAGCCAAACTCGCCTACGATCTCATGGACTGTCTTTTGAAACTCTCGGTACAGTGTATTGACTTGGCCTCGATAGTCTGTCGCAATCGCATATTCGCCTGCGGTTAATGGGTAATGACGAATGACATCTTGAAAGTCGTCCATCACAATCGATGCACCCGTACCAAAAGCCGCTAATTCCTCATACATGGAATGTAAGGCGCGATAAGTATTGCCTCTTTGAAAGATCTCGAGCATGAGGCTAGTGACTTGATTGAGCCAGACTTTAACGGGTTGGTACTGCATCAAATCATGATCGGCAATCCCTAGGCGAAACCAAGGACGCGCTGGGCTGGTCATGCCACTCATCATGCCCGCAGCCAGAACTCTTAATGCCCTTGTGCCAGTAGAGTCATAAATATTGTTGTGACGACGATAGCCTTTATCGCGATCTTGGATAAAGAAACGGCCTGATCTTGGCAACATATAGTCGCTGATCTCTTTCCAATGGGCTAACCAGGAGGCGCGTTCACTTTTGAGCTGCCCCCAACGGGTATAGAGCTTATCGCGATCGGGTGATTTGGAATTGGGCTGATTGTCGCCCGTGTATTCACTCATACTGTATAACTCCTAAGTAATTTTTTAAGGTCTTCAATGGCATCGGCAGCGCCATTCACTTGTGCTGCTTGGCGATAGCTGATCGTGACTTCTTCGTCTTTAGCAATGTCACGCATAGCACGCACATAAAGATCACCTTTATGCGCTTGAATAAAGACGCTATTGGGGTTAATGGAATGGTTGATATAGCGCCCTGCTGGAGTGCGCTTATCGTTTAATCGCGCGGGTGCAAAGACAAATCCTGATTTGACATCCTTTACTGAGAACATCCCTACGCCTTGTATGTCAGACTTAGCGATCTTGAGCGTATTGATACCCTCTGGCATAGGGATTTGATCTGCTAGATTGACAATCATGGCATCAACGATCTCTTTTGGAAGGCCTAGCTCTTGCATGAACAGATCAAAGTCTTGTTGGTCTGTCATTTCACAGGCCTAACATAGTCATTTTGTCAATCTTGTAAGTGTTATCAGGGCCACTAATTGTTCTAGTAGTTAGTGATCCCGTCACCCCTGGAGCGCCTAAAATGGATTGGCTATTTAAGCTGGTAGGTGCTTGTTGAGATTGGCCTGTTGTAATGGTTTGATTGCCTGAGTTTGAAGCCCCTGAGTTTGGAGCGCCTAGGGTTTGGTTGGTTTGTGCTTTGCCGCCTGTCAAAATAGATACATCACCAATGAACCCACCAACGGCAGTTTTTAAAGCACCCCCAATCTGTCCGTGCGCTAGATTTGTACCAACGTCGCCAATGGTTTTAATGTCATTAACAACAACATCACCCGCCTGCTTTGCTACTGTGACGGCTACATTACCAACATCTGATGCAGCCTTTCCTACTGCTTGTGTAGCACTTGATACTGCATCTCCGACGCTTGATACGGCATTACTGACAATGGTTACTGGATTCCAACTGCCACCACCACCATAGAGCTTAATGTGCCGATTCCCGCAATGCTCAAACGCGCCTAATGGTAGATAGGATTCAAGCCCATATCTCATTGCAGCGTTGCTTTCCAGTTATATCCTGGCTTATCGGAGTCTTCTACTTTGACGCCCAGCATCTTGAGCATTTCAATGATGTGATCTCGATCTGCGTTGCCATAGAAATATTGAACATGTGTCTGAGTGAGCTTTTCAATAAACTTCATAATGGCCTTAACTAGCGCCATTGGTTTATCGGAAGTAAACAGATGCAGCTCTGCATCGTTCTCATCGAGCTTTCGCACTAACAGCAAAGAGTCGCCTTCATGCAAGGCAACTGATTCACCCTTATCAATCGAATGTCCAATGCTTTTGAGGATTGGTGCTGGATCTAAACCACGCTCATCGGCATCTGCTGTAATGATTTCTTCTGGAGTCATTAGCCACCTAGTAATGAGCTTTTGCTCAAAGACAGACTGTTTGGATCAATGCCTGATGGGCCAGTCAGCATCGTGCCTGATTGACCCCCTTTAGCGGCTTGACTATTGGCAGATAGCAATGCGCCGACATCAGGCGACTTGGCATTAGCGCGATTGATCTGCTCTGTTTGGGTTTGGGCTTGTTGATCAGCAATACCTTTAGCTTGTTGCATGGCTTGTTGCTGGGTTGCGTTAGCCTTGGCTGCGTTTTGATTTGCGCTATAGGCGCTATATGCCGTAGCGGATGCAACTGCGATACCTGCCCACGCTACTGCTGAAATTCCCATACTCATTGTGAAAGCTCCTTAACTTGTTGTTTGGCTTCCGCAAATGTGAGGCCATCGTGATTTGCCAGAACTAAAGTGGCTTCTGCCTCTTCTACCGTCTTGGCTGTGGTTGCGTGAAATGTTGTCCAGATCGTATCTTCATGGGCATAGCCAATGCGCTTTGATCCCGGAGGGCATACCAATGTGGCGGGAGCTTGTATGCGCTTGACGCCATCTTCGGTATATACAGAGATGTCACCTTGGCTGCATACATTGATGTGTTCAAACAAATGCAATGCCCCTGTGAGCATTGTTCCCTTGGGTATGAACATCTCTCTGGCATATAACCCATCGGCAAAGTAATGCTTTACTTTGAGTTCTACCTGGGGCATCCCCATCAACGCGTTCTCAAATGCCTGGATTCGATCCCGACGCTCTAACGCTGGAGAAGAAAATGACTCCACCGCCGATCCCAAGTCTGGTTCGGTACAAAGATTTGTTGATTCTTGCGCTACTTGCATTGTGTGGCCTCACAATTATTTGACTCAATGCTATGAGCGCCACGCCTTAGTATGTGTACTACTAGCCCATTGAAAGCTTCTTTTGCTCTTGCTCTAAGACATCTGCCATTCCACGCAGGGCAAAGGAGATGGCAGCAAACATCTCTGGCCTCTCTTCCCTGGGTGATCCACCCTCTGATACTGTGACTGTGCCGTTATCACTAAAGTCAAACTGCAATCGATAGACGTTATTCATCTTAGGTGTTCGTAAGGGTTAAATTCGCGCTTGCGCTCGTTTTGTTGTCTGACTTGATCCATTGGCGTCATCTTGGCTACTGGCTGCGCAAAGGTTAATGCCAGGGCATCGCCTAAGTCTGGTGATGGTAGGCCGCGTTTCTTGATGTCATCCTTGGGTTCTAATTGCTTACGGCCTGCACTGTCATACCAATAGATCGGAGCGGCTAAGTCTTGCTTAAGATCGACGTTATTTGGTATTGATCCACCCTGCTTGATCCAGCCAGCCATCTCAAACCACATCTCGGCGCGCTTATTCAGATACCCAGCATCGATGGCCTTGCCACCAAAATGCACTTCGATCACATCGTATCCAAGTTGTCGTAAACGATCAATGACGCCTGACCCATTACCAGAGTCAATGAAGACGGCATCAGGCTTCCAGGATTCAATCTTGGCTGCTACCCTGGAGGCTAGATCCATGTTATCGATCCCTCGATAGACTTCGGGAGTAAGCGCTGCCATCCCTTGTCTTGGGAATATGACAGAGCGATCATCACCAAATCGGGCAGGATCAACGCCAAGAATCTTGGCTGCATAATCCATTTCGCCTGGCTTGTATTCGGTTTGCGCTGCTGTTTCTACATCTGCCAAGGACATAAGCTGATCATCACCCGCAGCCGTAAAGTCGCAAAGATACTCACGAGCAAAGGAGGTTTCGCTCATATCGCGCTTTAAACGCTCTACTTCATCCGCGTCAATCGAATGGGTGTCATACACAGTGAACTTGGCGCTAGTCCAATCAGGCAGCGTTTTAGCTTTGTAGTACAACTCTGAGAAAAGGTTGACCCCTTGTGGCGTCCCAATGAAGATGATCCAGCCCTTGCGATCTGATGTGGCTGGCTGCACCACATCCTGCCAGACTTCGGGTTTTATTTGCGCTGTTTCGTCAATGACACCTCCATCAATCCGAAGGCCTCGAAGCGCCTCGTAGTTATCCGCACCAAAGATACGAATAATCGCGCCATTGTGTTTGAACTTGACTGAGAGTTCTGATTCATTGATCTCGACCATGCCATGTTGACGCATCGGTTCTAGTCTGGCTTTTAATCTCGCCCAGGCAATCGCCTTGGCCTGCTTTAAGAACGGAGCAATATAGATGAAGAATCCAAGCTCTAGCTTAAAGTCCACCGCCTTATCAATCAATTCCATGATGGCAAATTCAGATTTGCCTGCACGACGATGCAAGGCATAGACGTTAAAGCGTTTACGGGTAACGTGACACTTGCGCTGCCAATCGCGGGGGAAATAGCCCAGCCCAAGGCTGAACTCTTTACTCACGCGGCACTCCTGTTACCACATTGACGATCATATCGCCTGATACTTCAGTCTTATCGGTAAAGAGCTTGAGGTGTTTGCCAAGTAATTCAGCTCCACGCAATACGGCGCTAGAGTCAAACTCATAGGCTGGTACGATGGTTTGATCTTGCTCATTGAATACCAATACAGGATCGCCAGCTTTGTCATAGACTGGTTTTGCTTGACGGCAGCGCTCAATGGTATCCACAATGGTACTCAACACATATTCAGAAGTGACATTGATTTTTTCAGCTCTTTTATTCATGCCGTCTTGAATAAGTTTCTGAACACTAACATTTGCTAACAGTCTTGAGCCTTGCTCATTGGCTGTCTTGGCACTGTATCCCGCTCTAATGGCTGCCTGAGTCGCGTTCAGATCGATTAGATACTCAGCAGCAAACATTTCTTGCTTTGGCGTAATCTTCGTTTCTTTAGGCTTGCTGGGCATCTTCAGCTTCCACAATTAAAGTCTTCCAGCCAAAAGGTGTACTAACCCTGCGCTTGTATTGACAGATAGCAGCAACAGATCTTTTAGTCACGTTGTACATGGCAGCTAACTGGGTATAAGTCATTCCAAAGTCTTCACGCAGATCTCTCATGCGATCTACTTGCTCATTGGTGAGTTCTGCCTTGGGATGATCTTCCCCAACTCTCTCGCCTGTCTCGCCGATTGCCACAACAACTCGCTTCTTAGCCATGCGTGCCTCCTTTCAAGTCCTTCAGTTTTTGCTTGTACTGCGCTTTTAACTCCAGTAAATCTGCTATGCCCCATTTTTTGACTGTCTGATCTGCTTCCAGCTTTTCTACCTGGGCCAGTCCAATGCGACGGATCAAGCCAATTCGGTAATCGACTGCTCTGCCTGCACCCCATCGGTTGCATTGCTTGCGTTGTCCGTGAGCGTTGCGCTCATCGAATCGTAGGTGCGGAGCGCTGCCGACAGATCGGTAGTGTCCACAGTCGTAAGCACCGCCAACATCGCCCGAAGATAAGAATTGATTGCA